ATTATTTTTATTCAGTATGGCTAGAATAGTGTTGCGGACAGAATTTATCATTGGTATTCTTTTACACAAAGATAAGCAAAAAAAAAAGAGGTCAATTTTCGTTGACCCCTCTTGTTTTTATGCATTAACTATGTTAAAGTTAAGACCATGTTAATGCTGTTATTTCAATTGGAGGCGCTAATAAAGGAGCAGCATTAGTATAAGAGGTGCTCATTAAAGTTCCAAGCGCAGATATAAAGAAATTTTGAACTGCTACTCCAGATGCATCTGCTGCATGAGTAATAGTAACTTTATCAGCAGCCGCTGCTCCAGCATAAAAAAATGAAGTTGCGGTTGTTGAAGTTTGCTCAATAGACTCAACATTATTAGCGTTTAATAAAACTGGGACAGGAGCTCCTGTTTGTGGGTATAAAAAATATTTTATCATGATTATGAGATTACAACGTTAGTGATTACAGTTGGAGCGTCAGTAGTAATGTCTAGAATAGATTCTGACCATTTACTTTGAGCAACTTGAATTAATTGATTTTGAATATAGTTTATCATATTGAAACCACTATTCGTGTCTGCTCCATGAGTTAAAGTGATAGTGTCAAATGCTCCAGTAGTTAAATAATTAATTATAGTAGTAGTAAAACCTCCACCACCAGTAGAAACCATAACGAATTTATCAGCTGGCATTATAAGGTCGCCATTAGCGCCCGTGCGTACTTTTAAAAATTTTGTCATCAGTTAAAAATTTTAGATGTTAATAAAAAACAAAGGTACAAAAAAAAAGACACCCGTTTTGGATGCCTTTTGTTGTAAAACTTTTACTCTTCCAATAGTTTTTCAAGCATTTTTAACGCTTCTATTCCATCGTCACTTTGTAAATATGAAGACACAATATACATAGGGTCTTCACCAAAAGGAACAGTTAACATTTTCTTTTTGTTAGAAGAAGTGTTAAACCATACTTCTTTTTGTTTATTTCTAAAACTTAATAAACTTTTATCAAAAAATAATTGAATAGTAGACTGCAATTTAAGCATTGGGTCATTAATTATTTTCATAAACTCCTCTGGATTCTCTCTAACGTAAATTAAAATGTCTCTTCTTAATTCTGCAGTAGTTACTTTAGAAGTATCCTTTCCTAATATAACCCTAGAAATACTTTCTAATTGGTCTAGAGATAAAGACTTAGCTTCAATTAAAGCATCAACTTCTAAGTTTAATAAATCCACCTCTTTTTGAGCATCTTTTTCTTCATTTACTTCAGTATATTTTAAACCATTAAGTGGATGATAGTGTAAAAACTCTTGTAAAACTGGGTTTGTTTTTGGAACTCTTAAAAAACCATCTAAAAAATCAACTGGTCTTCTGATTATGTTACCATCTTGTTCATCTTCAAAAGGAGACTTTTGATTAGAAGAATATCTTAAAACTCTATTTATCCCTTTTTCTTCATCAAACCACAATAGAGGTTGTCTTGCTGAACCGCTAGAAGGAAGTAAAAATGAGATTGGAGCATCGCCCCTAGTAAGTTTGTAGACTTTGTCTACGAATGTTTTATTTTTTTTCATTATATAAGATTTAATTAAATTTTAAAAAAAAAGGGAGGCGGTTAAACCTCCCTTAATAAATACTACTCTTGGAATAAGAAGAAGTTGTTTGCACCTAAAGTACATACAGCTCTCTCAGACAAGAAGTGAACTTCCATAGCGTCTAAGCTTGAAGTTGCAGCACCGCCAGCAGAACCTGTAATCCAAGTTTTGTAACGTCTGTCTTCAGTCTCAGAAGCTCTGTAACGAACGTGTAAGAATGGTCTCTTAGCGTTTTTACCTAAAATTTGGTCATATACAGTAGTAGAACCAGCTGGTACTAATAGTCCGTTTACACGTCCTGAGTTAGCTCCAGTAGGAAGACCACCACGCATAGTTGGGTCATTTAAGTATTTCCAGTCAGACTTGTAAAAGTCATAACCTCTACGGAATCCAGTAAATCCAAGGTTTAATGCCATGTCTTTGTCATTGTCAAATAAACCATAAGATGTTCCACCAGCTCCATAAGAGTTTTGTGCAGCTAACATATCGTCAATGTCAAATCCAAAGTCTCTATCTACGAAAATAACATTTTCTTCAATAGAACCTTGCTTATCTAAACGAGAGATAATTGCATCAAAATCTGCAAGCGCAGCAGGATTTCCACCGCCCCATACATTTCCTCTGTTATTAACCACATAGAAGATACCTTCAGAACCTTTGTTACCTACATCTCCACCTGCAGCGATTGCTCCACTACCAGCTTCAGCAGGCACGGCTTCAATCATTGCTGTTTCTAAGTAGTCATCAAAACGTAGTCTTGTTTCGTGCTCAGATTTTAAATACCATAGGTATCCACTAGCTCCATTTTCAGTAGTTATTTCTATCCACCCAATTTGCGCCATATCTGAACCACTAACTGCATACTTATCTTTGATGATAATTGGTGAGTTAGAGAAGATAACGTCATCAGCTTCTAAAGAGCCAACCATTCCATTTGTTCCTTTTTTAAATTCAGAACCGTAAATAAATACAGTAAACTTATTAGCTCCTGCTGCATTAGTAAATCCTGCTGCTTCGTAAAAAGCTACATCAAAAGTACCGTTTGCTGTAGAAACAGCCGTAACAATTGCTTTATTGTTAGAGCCAGCTGCATTTTCAGTTATCATTACTGTTTGACCTACTCTGATAGCAATACTTCCAGTTCCTGGAACTAAAGCATCATTAACGGTAAATTGAGCAACTGTAACTGGTCCTGCTGCTGGTGTTGTACAGTCTACATATTTAGTGTGTAACCTTCCTTGTTCTGCCCATTTAATAAGGTCAGAGTTTGAAGGCATTTCAGCTCCTACTAAACGTAGAAACGATGCAACGGTACGATTACCGTATCTTTCGAATTCCTTTTCATAAGTATCAGGTAGATACTGATTTAAGAAATCGAAGTTAGTTATATAATTTGTACTCAATGGTACTTGTTCTGCACTTGGTTGTAAAGCGAACCCGGGGGCCACTTGAACTGCTCCTGCCATAATAATTAATTTTTAAAATTTATTTTCGTTTAATACTTCTTATTTTTAAGCCTCGTCCCGAATCAGGGTTAACTGACTTAACTGTCATTCCTCCTTTATTAGTTACTTCTGGTGCTCTGCGCTCACTCATATTTATGTTTTTAGTTTTGCGCATTACATCTTCCGTAGCTTCAGACTTGCCTTGTTCATAAAAGAAATTGGCAAATTTGTCAGGATTCATTGCTAGTGATAAAGCTCTGTGATATCCAACAGCATCATTAATTAAACCCTTATCATCCAAGTACTTATTTACAAAGTTCAGGGGTGTTTCTTGATTTTTTTTAATTGTCTGTACATCACTAGGAGAAAAGGTTACTGTTTTGTCGTCAAGCACGAAATCAAAACCTTTGAAATCATCAGTAAAAACTTTATCGGATTCTTTTATAAACCAATTACGTTTTGTCTCACTTTCCTCTTGTTGAGTTTTAGCAGATTCTAAATATTGCCTATACTGTAAAATTTCTTCATTGTTACTTTCAGAATTAACATCCGGTCTTGACTCAAGTGGATGCTTGTATAATTCTTTCTGCTCATTAAAGAATTTTTTAGCTTTGGCAATAGTTCTTTTTTTTGCTAGTTTTGTTTTTTTAATTACAGCTTCATCATCTAGTTCCTCATCATAAGAATAATCCTCCATTAAGGAATCAATATCTTCAGGGTCTAAACCTTCACCTTCTGTAATTGTCAAATACTCTCTTAGCAAATTATCAGGATTCATAGAACTGAAGTCTTTTTGTAATTTTACATAGTCTTCAATACCTCTTCCTGTTTCTTTTTTATACTTAAAGTAGGCCGCAACATCTTCAGGAAGTTTTTCCGTTTCCTCTCTTGCTGCATTTAATTCATCTAATGAATTAATTTCCCTACCATATCTTTTTCCAATATATGAAAGAACGTCTTCTTCTTTTAAGTCATAAGGCTGCTCCGCAACCTCCTCAACAGAAGCTTCTTCTTTATCATTTTCTTTTACGGAAGAATCTTCTTTATCTTTCTCTTCAGTAAAATCCATCTTTACTTGAGGAGTTTTTTCTGCTTGATTATCGTCCTCAATTAATTTTTCTTCATGTTTGTCAAGAAGTTCTTTTTCAACTTCTTGCATTGACTTTTCTTCTACAGACTCTACTGCTCTTACTTTCATTTCCATTTGATTTGATTTAAAATTTAGTTAAAATATTACGGTCATTATCGAGGTGAAAACTCTGATAAATCAAAGCCATCAAGGCTATCTTCATTAGACTCAAAACTCTGAGGAGGTAAATTATTTTTACGCTGTGTTATTAATTTAGACTGCTCAGTATTTTGCTGACTAATTCTATCGCTTTTTGCTTTTTCTCTTTGCTCTTCTCTTTGAGACAAGGCATTTTCATCAATCCCTCTTATCTGCATATTATAAGAAAACTCTTGTTGCATTAATTGAGATTTAAGCTGTGCCTCCGCTTTTTGCTTTTCTATTTCAAAGGCTATCTCAGCTTGTTTTACTTTCATCTTAGATTGAGTCTCTAGTTCTATTTTTTGGATAGATACTTGAGCAGCCATTTCTTGAGATTTAAGTTGTTGCTGTGCCGCAATAGCCTGCTTCTGCATGGCCATTTTTTCATCACGCTCTTGCTTAGCAACTCTTTTAACTTTTAATAATTGATTTGCTAGTTTAAGGTTTCTAATTTCACGAATATCAATAGCATCTTCTAAATTAATATCACCCTTAGATAATGCCATTTGAATATTTTGTTCGAGCATTGCTTTTTGTTCTTCATCTGGAGATAATTCTATAAAAACACCAAAGTCATAAATGTATAAATCAGATATTTCTCCTAATATACTTACGTTATACTTTCCTATTTTATTTATAAAATCCTCCTTAAAATCTGCATACTCTAAAATATCAGCCACCCTATAGGTCAAGGCCTCGGCCAAAGTACGATATATGTAAAGACTTCCGTCTAATATATGACGGGTAGCTGTATTTGAATTTAATGCTGCTAATTTTTGAACACCCACTAAAGCATCTGTAGATGGTGTTGAACCATCCCTAGCTTCATTTAAGCCAGTTACAGAGCGTATCATCCCTAAGTAATGGTTATAGTTAGATATAAGCATTTGTGTCTTAGAAGCTCCTGAACTGCTTGTAAGCTGTTGTATTGGTATTTTGCCTTGATTGTATTCTCCCTCTTGAGTGTAGCTTCTACCGACAACACTACCGGTTTGAAAGTATAATCGTAAAGCATCTGAAGGGTCGTACGCTGCACCTGTTCCTAGGTCAACTTCATTAATACCATCAGCGTCAATATAAACTCCGTCGGGCACAGTTCTAGCTATAACCTGTTGTAATTTTAAATGAGTTATTTGTATTAAATCAGCAAAAGGAATCATACGTCTAACTAAAGACTCAATTACACCTTTATACATTCTAGGAGCCGCAGCTACATAATTAGGAATAGCATGTTGAGAAGATGATTTTGGACGCACCATATTTTCTTCAAGCTTCCACTTTAAAAGAATACTAGTACCCATAACCATAACACCTTCATACCAAACGTCAATAGTTTTTTCTATTTTTTCAAACCTTCCTTCTTCCATCATTTCTTGTGGAGGATTAAAGGTGTCATCTTTTTCTATTATTTTAGAGCCGCCACCTTCAAGTATTTTTTTCTTATAAACTATCTTTTGTGTAGTTTTATAATTAAAATACATTAAAGTACAGGTGTCTCTAGAAAAAATATCATTATCGTAAAACTGCGCTACATTATAATAATCATACCAGCTCTGACTGTATTTAGATATTTCCTCTAAATCTTCTGTAGTTAAAGACTGGTCTATTTTTAAAAGCTCCCCAATGGGTAATGTTTTGATTTCTCCCCAATAAAAACAATCTTTAAAATGAGGGTCTTCTGTATAACTATACACCACATTAGCAGGGTCTACATAAGATATTTGAACTCCTGCTCCAGGCAAAAACTCATGCTTGGCAACAGAGATTCCTATAACCGTAGCGTCATAATCTAATTGCTTGCGAATATCATTATAATGATTTTCTGAAAACATTGTATCTATAGCCTCTTCCTCTGCAATTTCAATCGCAGGTTTATAGTTAAGATTCATGTAAAGAGATAATTCCTCATCAGAAGACGGAAGGTCGTCAGGGTCCATTGTAAATGGGTCTACTCCTGTTTGCTCCTGTATATTAGTTAAGATATCTTTAGCGGCCATTTGCCCCTCTATCATGTTCTGATACTTACTTCTTTTAGCTTGAGACAGCGCATCCTGAGCGTAGGCCTTTACCTTAAAATCTCGGCCCTGCATACCATTAACAACAATATCCACAAATTTTGGAAGTATAGGCACTGGAGTCCAATCTAAATTTAGATAAGACAAGTCTCCATCAATTGCTAATTCTGTTTTATATTTCGCTACAGACTGCTCGCCTCTAGCGTATAATCGTAGCCTGTGAAAATCTCGCCATTGATTATAATATCTACACTGGTTTCCATCTTTTTTAAACCATTCGTACTGAATAGCCTGTCCTATCTGTAAACCGAATTCATCCGTAGCTTTTTCAGCATCTGAAACAAATTGACTTGGAAAGCCTGTAGATGCAATGTCTATTGTAACATCCTTCATCTATCTAATTAATTCACTTAAATTACCTTTGTTAGTATACCTTGCAAAGTTAAGGTTTATTTTTGATTGTTTTTGCTCTACTTGATACATGTGCTTTTGTGTGGCCATGATGGCTAAACCAGAGCTAATACTTGCATCAAATTTAGTTCTATTATTTATGTCAAACCTAGACCAGTCTTCTAGTGTTCTGGCAAACAACATATTACCCATCTCGTTTTTGCTTCTAAATGTACCATCTAAATCTAAACCCACGTTTTTTTCAATGTAAGATTCTATAGCAGCTGCATGAGCTTGCTTTATGTCTTCGGAACTGTTAGGTATACCTCCGAGTTCTTTTTCTGTTTTAGATAACTTTGATTTATGTTTATCTGGTCTATTCATTGAAAAATGTCTATAGCCTCTATTTTTGAAATGATATAAAAGTCTAGGCTTATTATTTTCAACAAGTATAGGCATACCATAAAATACACAAGCCATTAAAACTTCCTCGAAAAATATCTCTGCCGTTTGAGGTCTGGCAATATACTGTAAGAAAAATTCATTAGCAGGAGCTTCCTCCATACTAAATTTAGTTATTCCGTGTAGCGCTCCGTTAGAGCCACCGCCGCCTACAGTACCAGATATATCATAAGAGTCACATCCAAAAGCGCCTATATGTTCATTCCCAGGATAATTTAATCCGTTCTTTTTTATAACTCTATTCTGTAAGTTTTTAGAAGGAAACCATCCTATTAAAAATCTTCCCTTTTTTTCAGGACTAAAAATTACCTTAGTATCTTTAATTCCATTTTCCCAGTAAAAATGTCCTCTAGTTAAATGATGCTCCATTATAAGCGAATCGTTATAATCTATTTGCTGATATATTTTTGTTAAATTAAATAAAGAAGACTTACTCTCATCTCTAAATGCATGAGATTCACTTCGAGGGAACTGACGGTAAAATTCATTAAGAGCATCAGCGTCATTCTTTAAAGAGTCCACCTCTGCCTCCCAGTAATCAATAGCTCCGTTAGTAATCCATTCAGAATCAATTCCTTTTATTTTTTCTTTAGGAGCTCTAAGAACAGGGTGACCGTACACATCTATAAATCCTTCCATATTTAATTCCATAGGAACAAATAAAGAATACATGCCACTTTTAGTTTGACCGTTCGCATTACGAGATTTTAAATTAGAATCTTCATAAAGCTTTTTAAAATTACTACCTCCTTTATCTAAAGCATTTGATGTAGAGCCCATCATAC